TTGTCTGAAGATGAAATAGACTACTTGTTATCTAATGACATTGTAAGATGTGTTAAAGAGATCAACAAAGAATATGTCTGGTTTGGCGACCTTGATGAAGTTAGAGCTGAAGCAGTGATATCTGTTTTCTTCTGTTTAGGTGCTACAAGATTTCGTGGTTTCCACAAAATGATAGAGGCGTTTGAAAAAGCTGATTATAAGGAAGCTGCAACTCAGCTTTTAGATAGTCGATTTGCAGAGCAAACAGGAAACCGAGCTACGGAACTGGCTGAGATGATCGAGACCGGAAAGTATGTATAATACTTAGTGCAAAGCGCCTCCATAGTAATGAGTTGTTTGATAGTTTAGAAATTTATCACAGACCTCATCATTACTAAATATAAACTCATCCATGTTAGCTAAGTTAAAAGCGATAGTAGCTATATAGTTAAGATCATCCTCTGACATTCTATCTTCTACTTCTTCAAGCCATTCTTCAATTTGTTCTTGGCTCTTCATACAAAACTCTAGTCGCTTCATTTCAATGCCTCCAACAGTAATGGCAAACCGTAGATACTGGTCAAGTGCTTGTACTTTAGCATTCTAGCATCTTGCTTTATTTTTCTTACGGATATTTTCTCGCCAGCTTTGTAGTCCTGACCGCAGTCTGTTTCCCAAAACCAGAACTTAGCACAACAACCCATTACATATACCAAGTTATCCGTATGGCAGACAGAAGCAAAAATGTAAGCATCGCAATTCTGGTTTCTTAGATAATCAGTGAGCATGGCTTGATTGTTGTCTCCTACTCTGGCGAACCTAGAATTGCTGCTCTTTACGTCTATTCGTATACCTTCAGCAAGGAAGTCGTAGTCATAGGTGTCATCATGGCTGTGAGCTATACCAAGGCTTGCTAGTGCCTGAGATACAGCCAATTCGCCTATAACTCCAGTAACATAGGAGTTCTTATTAACAGACCGTCCATTAAGTGACTTAGGGCTGTCATCGGCAATCTCTCGCCATAGCGGATCTATCTCAAGGATTGCTTTTTTCATTTACAGGCCAAGGCACATGAATGCCCATCTTGTCACCGAAGTGACGGTTTAAGGTCTCATAGACTTTAACGTAATCCACTTTCTCGGCCTCGGCTGTAGAGTCTTTGCCTGTCATAGCTTCCTGAACTGGTTTCCACAGGTGTTCTTTAACGCCTGCCATAGTCCAATCAATGGATGCTTTATGCTCTAAGACTTTCTCCATTCCTAAGCCAGCAGAGTTCAACTCGTCAGCCATGAGCTGACACCAAACGTGGAGCGCGGAGTTCTGTTTGAGTGAGCGTTGCTTGCCAGTTGCCCATTTGATTACTAGGTACTTGTCCTTGGCATACAGCTCGTCCATATGCTCCTTGAACATCTTCATTGCGTGGTCGCTATTAACTATCCAGTGCTGGCCTTCATTTATACTCATATCAAATATACCCAATGAATTCGATTCTTCCGTCATTACCTTCTGCTCGCGCTGCTTGTATGAGTGCAAATTGCTCACGGTAGTGCTTAGCAACGTCTTTAAGGTTCTTCTTATAGTCTTTAGCGAGGCCGATGTTTTCACGCTTCTCACGCAAAATGCCAATGGCCTGCTCGCCTAGATGCGCCTCTGCCCAGCGCTGGAAGTCATCAGGATTGCTACCTAGCTTCTGGTGACAGCCAAAACAATGGGCAAAGGCGTTCATAGGATCAAAGCGCACAGCGTATGCTCTGCGCCCGAAGTAGTGGCTACAGTGAAGTCCTTGCGATCCTTCCTCATACTGTGTGCCGCAGGCTTCGCAGCACCAGTTTGCTCTGGATCTTACGCATTTACTAAACATAGTATCTGCCGCAGTGATCTTCATGCTCTAACCTTCAAGACTAAGTAACGTCTTGCTCCTTGATCTGAAAACTGCTTCACTTTGTACAGATCTTCGTTTTTACGCAAGAAACTGTTAATGGAGTGATAAGCAGTCCTCATGTCATCGTAGTCATCAAAAGACAGAGCCTCTGTTTCTGACATATTTAGCCATCGCACAACATACTTGCTGCGCGATGGTGATCTTTTAATGCCTTGTTCTTTTAAATTAATGACCTTCATTAGAATGGTATGTCCTCAAAACTAGCTGGAGCTGCTGAAGCTGCTGGAGCGCTGTCCATAGGCTTAGACCACTTCATTGAGATGTACGGCTCACCGCCGCCTTCAGGAGTGTTCTTCCAGCCTTTCAAAGCTATTTTGCCGCCTTTGTTTAAAGATACCTGTCCGTTATCTAGAGCTGTTACAAGCTCTCGTAGGACGGCTGGGTCAATCTGACCGTAGTATCCGTCATCATAACTGGACTTATTTACGCTAGTTAGTGTGGTGAATGCGTTGCTCATTTAACTTCTCCGTTTCAGTTTTAACAATGTTGGCTGCTGCTATAAGTATTTCGGCAGCTTTATCTATCAGTTCATTATCGCGTTTTACTTCAATAATTATTGGCTTCAGGTCTGGGTGATACGACATGAAGTAATACCGTTCTAGGTTCATGACGTACATAGTGCCTTGAACCTGCTGGATGTACTCAGTAGGCAGCTTTTTAGATCGCATATACCTAACGTGAGTGTTTGCCTTGGGACATTTGATTTCAACGCCTGTGTCGGCAAATAGGCCGTCTGGTGAGCATCCAATGTCATGATCATCGTGCATATGGAAACCAACTTCTTGAACGGTAACGTCCAAATACATTTCAAAGTTGGCTCTGGCCTGAGCCTCAAGCAAAGTACCACGCTCCATATCGTAGCTTTGGAACGTATCCATAGGCTTTTGCATAAGGCGCTCAGCTATCACTTGATTCAGGTAAGTCTCTCTCACGCCCGATGCTGTCTTCTCGCCTCGACTCGTAAACAAAGATTTCATATTTGAGGCGCTGATAATACCGCATCGCGCTTGATGCCATTCTGGACTTCCTTGTTCGCAGTAGATCACTCTGGTCATAACGTACTCTCCATAAAGAATTAGCAAAACAATGCAAAGCTATACACTCTTTGCACCAGCGATTGCTGCGCGGCTTAGACTTCGCGCAGACATCGCAGGTAGTTTCGGTCTTGTTCATTGAGACTTTTTGTTGATGATAGCCATCTCAAGCTGATCAGCCTGATCAAGACTCAGTATCCAAGTCTCAGCTCCGACAAGTTTAAGCGCTCGTTCTTCAGTGATCTTAATCTCTGCGAGGTCTTTCTTGATCTTTGCTATGCGAGAGTCAGAAGCGATCTTTGGCTTTTGCTTGCGGTCACCGTGAGTGGCGCGGTCAGCATCATCATCTAGCTTTGGATCGGATACCAGAAACAGACTGCACAGTAGGTAGCGCTTAGCGTAGGTATAACAGCCGCCACAGGATTGAGCGTCACGCATCTTCTTATCTACCACACACTCCTGCATGAAATGCTGACCGCTAGGCATATGGTGCATCCATATTCTAGTCCCAGCGGTTTCCTCACAATTGATATCCTCAAAGTGAAAGTATATGCCTTGCTCAGACAATACCTTATGCACAGCAGGCAATAGGTCTTCTAGCTTGTGGTACTTATGACCATTAGCAAAGCCATTGATGCCTGATTTCTTAGGAGAGGTGAAGTTTGATTGGGCCGCAAAAAAAGCCGTCCAGAAGTGATGTTTTTGCATTTTTAGATTCCGTCAAGAATGAATGAGTCTAGAAGTGTACAGAGGTTTGTAGTAGGTGTCAACAAGGTAGGTGTGCAGACAGCCCGAAGGAGAAACGGCTTGCTGACGGAGGACAAGATATAGTGGCATTCACTACATACTGCCTGCACATATGGGTATTGTATCTCACTGGCAAAGTAGAGTACACTGGCAATCCGGTGTGATAAATCCTGACCGTAACTCAGCGATTATGGCCCATGGGTAGCCTGAAACGCCCAGATAGCACAAGGTTTCCGAGATTGATGGGATCGCGCCTGAGCAGCAGAGTGATGGCGACAAACCAGTTTAGCGGACACGAAGGAGGCTTGACGCAGCAATCATGGAATGATGAAGCGTTCTGGCAATAGAAACCTGTGGATCATGCTCTAGCTAGGGACTAGGTGTCCCAAACCATCTAAATGACTTTTTTCTCTAAATAAGTGTGAAAGTAGTTGACCTTTGTTTGGATATCAGTAAAATGCTTTACATGGAGTCGCACAACGCTGCTCATCTGACGGAGAAAACGCATGATTACTGTTACTTACTTTACTGTTGAACAGAAAGATATGAATAGTTGGAGCAAGGTTTGGAACAATGGCGATCAGATCACAGATCGCGCTGAAGCTGAGGCTTTGCTCGAAAAGGAAAAGAATTATTACTGTGGTTGGTTGGCTAGTGAGCTGACTAAAGCTACAGATAAGGATGTCATTGCTCATCTTAGTAAGCTCAGTGACAACATTGAATTTCGCATTGTAGAGGAAGAAAAAACCTTCACTCACGCATCTTTCTACGGATACAGCGATGTCGATGCTTACGAGATAGTTAAGGTTATCAGCGACAAGACTATCGAGGTCAGGAAGATGGACACTAAGCATGATATCTCTCATCTTGAGCAGTATGCAGGCGGTTTCTGTGGACACGTTGCAGATCAGCGCAATCAGAAAGTGACTTACGCAAGCAATCCAAAGGCTGAAGTAATCCGAATCAGGCGTAAAAAAAACAATCCAGAACAATGGGTTAAAGGAAACTTACGTTTTGGTTTAACAGAAAAGCCATATGCTTTTTACGATTACAACTTCTAACCAATCGCGCCTCCTCGGAGGCGCATTAGGAGACTATGATGCATAAATACGAAATCATTAGCCGCAGTTACAATAAGCATTTTAAATTCAAGCCAAGCGATTGGTATCAAGTAGTCGATTTAATTCGCCAAGTGATAGGCAACGAAACGCATTACTCGGAAGTGGAGTGTTTTTTGAAAGGCAAAAAAGCAACGCCAGAGCAGTTACTGGAAGCCGCGCTAAATGAGCATGAGGCTTACTTGGAAAAGAAAAACCAAACTCACAAAAAAGTTTGGGTTGGAACTGGCGTTACTGGTTTTGTTAAAAAGCCAGTATGGGTATGCAGGTAAATTAATAATAACCGCGCTCTTCGGAGGCGCACAACTCTTGACGGAGAAAATTATGTTTGATGTCTACTGCCCACATTGCGGCGAACCTTATGACCAAGACGTATTCCATGAGCCAGAGGCTTACGATGCGCCAGAAGGCAGCTACAAGCAGTCTGCTGCGCTTTTCAAGATCAACGGCTGCGGTATGTTCCAAGCTGACCCAGCGATCTGCACACGCAAGCCTATAGAGCCTGCTGACCGCATGGAGCTTATCAAGGCTGGCATGAATCTTAGCGAGCATCCTGATGAGTGGTTGATGTTCCTTTAGTCAAGGACAAATCAGCCGAAAAAACCTTTGAATTTGTCCGTAGATAGCTTACGGACAGATTGACCAAAAAAAACATTAAATATGTCCGTAGGAGAAATTTATGCAAGATCCAGTAGATATTGATCTTAATCGCTTTTTAGACGCAGAAGAGGCGGCTATAGAAGAAGAAGAGCGAGCCGAAGAAGAGCTGTACCGCCAGCGTTTGCATTATGCCATGCAAATTTTGCTTGAAAAAGGCGATGCTGCTGATAAGGCAAGGCGCTTAGTGCGCTGGGTAGAAGGTGAAGTTGAAGAAGCCATTGAGAATTTGTGAGGTTGTTATGACGGAATTTGCACTGAATGAAACAAACGAGCTGCTAGACGCATTGGTCATGGGCAGCATGGTTGCGAACTATCCTGAGTTCGTTGAGGCATACGGTCATGAAGTCGCTGACCAGAAGTTAGGACGTATGTTTAGCCGTGATTGGGATCGTCTCAAGGAACAGGTCTGGGAAGTAACCTATCCTCAGTATCGCGCCAAGATGTATGCTCTGGCAGCACAGGAGGACGCACGATGCGCAATCTAACTGGTATAGCTGCTGGACTGCTTGTTATCGTAGGATTTCTTATGGCTGGAGGCTCAGACTTTGAGGAGGCTAAGGCTGCTGAGTTCCGCTACTGCTCTGACGTTGCGCTCTGGCGTACTCATCAAATGGCTGACGGCTCTAGTCGCTACGGTCATCCTGACTACAAAGGCATCTATGATGATGTCTGCAAGGAGCTAGAACCTCATGATCAGCCTTAGACCTCATCAGATGGTAGCTATTGACGCGCTTAGAGACAGCCTTAAAGCTGGCAACAAGCGAGTCATCCTCTCTGCGCCTTGTAGCATGGGCAAGACGATCATCGCCTGTTACATAGCCATGAAGGCCGTCAAGAAGAACCCAAAGGTCAGAGTGGCGTTCTTTTGCGATAGGTTGAAGTTGCTAAGCCAGACAGAGGAGACCTTTAAAAGCCTTGGAGCAAGCTACTCAGTGCTTCAAGGCGACAGCCCGAAGTACGATCCAAATGAAAACATTCAGATAGTCAGCACAGCCACAGCCGTTAGGCGCAACCACTTCACCTATGACATAGCAATCATAGATGAGGCGCACAATATGTATAAAGGCTTGCTAGACCAGATGCGGCGTTTCAACAACCTAACCTTCATCGGACTTACAGCCACGCCCTATAGCCGCTCTATGGCTGCTGAAGGCTTATGGCAGGATCTCATAGTCACTACTACGCCGCAGGATTTGATAGACGCTGGCTGGCTTTGCCCGACTGACTACTATCATGGCAGGACAGTTGATGTTTCTGACCTGAAGCTGAAGAAGTCATACACAGGCGATCATGATTATGATGCTGAAGACTTAGGCAAGCGTATGCAGGAAGATGACACGCTGGCTGGTGATATTGTGGATAACTACGTCAAGCACTCCAATGGCCTGACCAAGCGAGCTGTATGCTTTGCGCCATCTATAGCCTACAGCAAAAGTCTAGTAGAGCGATTCAATCAGACGCTAGGCCAAGAGATAGCTGTACACATTGACGGCTATGACGATCAAGCTACTAGAGAGCTGAAGTATCAAGACTTTGAGGATGGCGTGTATAAGGTGATGATCAACAGCCGCATCCTAAATACAGGCTGGGACGATTCGGGTGTGGAAATTCTTATAGACACATTCAGGACTCGCAGCTTGACTACATGGATTCAACGCATAGGCCGCATATGGCGCATTCATCCTGATAAGGAGCGAGCGATTGTGCTTGATCACGCTGGCAATCTGGCTCACTTCAACGCTTATCCTGAGTCTTTTGTGCCTTCAGAGCTGCACTCTGGTGATAGGAACTACCAAGAGCGGAAGCAAACCAAGACTGAGCCTAAAGAGCCTATCCTTCACAACTGCAAACAGTGCAGCGGTGCGTTCACAGGACTTCGTTGTAAGTGTGGATGGGAGCTTCCTGTAGGCACTCCAACGCTCAAGGATGACGGCACACAGCTCGTCAAGGCTGAGAACCTGTCGCCTGCTGAGACAAGGCGCAAGACTCTGACTAAAGAGCAGAAGCAGGAGTGGTACTCATCTCTGCTGTATTACGGTTACGAGCATAACTACAAGAAAGGCTGGGCGTACCATAAGTACATAGAATGCTTCTCATGCGCTCCTAACGGCCTGAAGCAAATAGGCCGACAGCCAATCCCAGAAGCACTGAGCTGGATCAAGAGCCGTCAGATTGCATGGAGTAAGCGAGCATGATCGAATGGTATCAGCCAGTATTAGATCGGCTAGACAAGGTAAGACAGCTAGGCACGAACAAGTGGACTGCCTGCTGTCCTGTACACGATGACTCCAATCCTTCTATGTCAGTCACAGTGACGGACACGCCTGAAGGCCAGAAGCTCCTATTCTATTGTTTTGCTTGCAGCGCAAAAGGTGATAATGTGGTAGAATCCATAGGACTCAAAATAGGAGACCTGTTTGAGCGCAGCAAAGAATTTACTCCAGATCGTCACTATCTACTTCAAAAGACTGTAGATTCTGACGATTTTACCATTTTGATCTACGAGACAGATAAGGCAAAAGGTCGCAAGATTCGGTACAAGGATCACAAAGAGTATGTAGCAGCAATAGCTCGTAGAGAGCTGAGGACTGCACTGGACATTCCACAGACAATCATTGAAGTAAAAACGGACGATTTTTTGTAATGGCTAGACCTGAGAGAGTGTTTACAGATGATGAGGTAGAGTTAGTTGAGAAACTAGCCGCCTCATTAACGCATGAACAACTCGCAAAATATTTTTGTATATGCGACAACACCTTACGCGAAATTATGAAGCGCGACACGAGAGTTTCTGAGGCTTATGACCGTGGTTTGACTAGAGCTGGCGTCATGATGGTCGAGAAGCTCTATGACAAGGCAATGGAAGGTGATCATCCAAGCATGAAGCTATGGCTGTCTCAGCGTATGGGATGGACAGAGAAGAGCAGGACAGAGCATACAGGCGCTGATGGCAAGCCTATCCAGATGGACGTTGATACTCACTGGACAATAGAGGTGATGGAATGAGCACAGGCGCATGGGAAGGCGGTAAAGGATCAAGGCCAAGGCCGTACAGCGTAAGTCAGAAAGAATTCCAAGCAAACTTTGAAAGGATATTTGGAAATGCCACTACAAAAAGGCAAGAGCAAAAAGACCATCTCCAAGAACATCAAGACAGAGATGGCGGCAGGCAAGCCACAGAATCAGGCAATCGCCATAGCAATGGCTAAGGCCAAGCAGAAAAAGAATACTGTGAAGTACGAATAATGCCCAAGATGCAGATACCCAAGAAGATGCTTCCGTTCTTGCAGCCCAAGCGCTACAAGATATGCATCGGAGGCCGTGGCTCAGGCAAGAGCATGACTATGGGTGATCTGTGTCTACTGGCAGCTCAGACGCAAGGCATCAAGACGCTGTGTGCTCGTGAGTTCCAAGCCAGCATTGACGACTCCATTCATACGCTGCTGTGTGCCGAGATAGAGCGGCTGGACCTGAAAGGCTTTGAGGTCCAACGCAATGAGATCCGCTACGATGGCGACACAGCATTCAAGTATATCGGCCTAGCCAGATCACCAGAGAGCGTGAAGTCTTATCACGGCTTCAGTCGAGTGTTTGTGGATGAGGCTCAGACAATATCCGAGGCCAGCCTCAAGGCGCTGACTCCTACGCTCAGGACGGCAGGATCGGAGATCTGGATGGCAGCTAACCCAAGATCAGCCGCTGATCCATTCTACCAGCGATTCGTAAAGCCGTTTGAGAAAGAGCTGCGGCGTGATGGCGTGTACGAAGACGAGCATCACACGATTGTCTGGATGAACTACAATGACAATCCTGCGTTTCCAGAAGTCTTAGAGCAAGAGCGAGCCTATGACCAAGCGCATATGTCGCCATCGTTGTATTCTCACATATGGGAAGGCGAGACATATGATGAGCATGATGACTCAATCATTCCCGTTCCTTGGTTCTTATCAGCCGTGGACGCACACATTAAGCTAGGCTGGAAGGCTGAAGGCGCTATCATTGCGTCTCACGATCCATCAGACGAAGGCGGTGACAGCAAAGGCTTCACGCTCAGGCATGGCAACGTAATCCTAGATGTGTGTGAAATGGTAACAGGTGATGCTAGTGAAGGAATGGATTGGGCGCTAGATAAGGCGCTGAAGGCCAACGCTGACCACTTCATTTGGGACGCTGACGGTCTAGGTGTCTCTCTCAAGCGGCAGGTAGATCAGGCGCTTGCTGGCAAGAACGGTATCACCTACTCAATGTTCAAAGGCTCAGAAGCGCCAGAAGACCCAGAGATGCCGTACACTTCAGGCGGCACTGAGCGCAACAAGAAAAACCGTGAGACCTTCAGGAACAAACGAGCGCAATACTGGTGGCGGCTAAGAGATAGGTTCGAGGCCACGCATCGCGCAGTTGAGAAAGGCGAGTATGTGAACCCAGAGGAAATGATTAGCCTATCTTCTGAGATAGCGGTACTGGATCAGCTCAGAGCTGAGGTCTGCCGAATACCACTCAAACGCAATAATGCTGGTAAGATACAGATATTGAGCAAAGCGGAGATGGCTAAGCCTCCGTATCGGTTACCGAGTCCAAACATGGGTGATGCGCTGATGATGTCGCTGCACTCACCTAAAGCAATAAACAAACAGAAAGTTGTCCTCAACTTCAGCGGCTGGAAGCATCATGGATAAAGACGATTACGAATACGAGAAAGACTCCAAGAAAGAGTACGGCGAAGATGTCTATGACTCTAGCAAGTACGATGACCACGAATACGTTGCTGGACTGTTAGCTGCATCTCAGGAAGCAGACCAAGACCTGCGCGACAATGCGCGTGAGGCGGCGTTGTTCGTGGATAAACGTGATGGTCAGTGGGAGGCTTATTGGTACAATAACGCTGCTGAGAGCAAGTCTCCACGCTACACCTTTGACATGGTGAATCCGATCATCGATCAAGTCTGCTCCGAGATTGACCAAGCGTCCTTTGATGTCTCTGTCTCGCCTGCTGGCGGCAACAGCACCAAGGACATTGCAAACACCTACTCAGGCATTGTTAGAAACATTGAGTCTATGTCTGATGCCA